CACAAATGTAATTATAAATTTACTTTAGTTCCTATCATTCCAAGATAATTTATAGGCACTTGCGGATTAGTATTGAACCCAGTTTTGAGTGCAAAGTTAAATTTAAAGCGTTTTGTAAGCGCAAAATCAAACGATGCACCAGTTAAAAAGCCCACATCGTCCGAAATAATAAATAGCTTTTGATTGGTTAGGTATCCAGTTGATGATCCCGAAACATAAACATCTGGCGATATAGTCAAACGCTTATTAACTTTAATTGGTATTGTATAAAAGAGCAATATGTTATTAGATAAATTAAGCCCTATATCTGCACCTGCAACTGAGAAAGTATAGTTAGCACCTGATACCCCATATTTGCCCATTGGCAGGATATATGCAGCCGTGCCAAAGCCTAGCACACTTCCGCCTAAATAAACCCCTGTAAGGCCATAGTTTGAAATTGATTGTAGTTTGCCTTCTACAAAGTTCATTTTAGTGTATCGTCCTGAGAGAGCAAACTGGTCAAAGGAACTCCATATCATAGAGCTAACACCCCACGAGCTATTGCCCATTAAACTAGACTGACTAAAACCAACGGAAGCAATGATCTGTAAAACATCAGTAGAAGGGGCAACCGTAAAATCAGATGAATAAATAATCGGATTAACTTTAGCTTGGCTCTTAGACGAAGATTTTTTTTCAGATTTGCTTTCACTTTTCGATTCGCTCTTCTCTTCACTTTTAGATTCAGCCTTACTTTCTGATGCTTCGGATTTGGTTTCACTTTTAGATTCGGCTTGTGGTGTGGATGAAGATGAACTTGAGGAAGGCGCAGGAGCTGGCGGAGGCGGTGCTACCGATACCGATGCAGCAACCGCAGAGCTTGCCGCTTGGCTTGTGGCCTGACTGGTTGCTTGACTTGTGGCTTGTGCAACCGCTTGTTGAACGGCATTCGTCACGGTCTGTTGAACTGCAACCTGAGCTTGAGGACACGGAAAGTTTACCGTTAAATTGTTTATCCACGCTTGTAGCTCTCCCGATGTAATATCGTTTGCGCTTACCGTTCGAAACCTTCCACGATAAATGATTGTTGTTCTGCCGTTAGCAATTGGAACGGTTACAACCGTGACTTGCCCAGAGCAGGGATCAATAAAGGTTTGAGTTAATACTTGAGCCGAAGCCGTAACGGTTACAAATGTAAACAATACGGCAAGCCATTTCATTTGAATAGCTTTTTCTTAATCATTCGAACAATGATTTTAGCAGATGCGTTTTCTAATGCTTTCTTTGTGGTGCTTCCGATTGTTGATTGATTGAACTTAATCTCTGCAAAGTTACCATCGTTCATTAGCGTTGCCTCTCTTGTTGTCTTTGCTTCGCCTAAACCTGAGCCTGTAAAGTATTCGCCTGTTTCAGCGTTTACAAACTTAACCTGTAATCCCAATCTTGTTACTACGGTTTGCTTCACTCCATCCTTAAAGCTGATTGATTCATCCTCAGATACACTAAAGTCATAAACTTCAATGTACACAAAGTATTGTGCAAGCTTTATCTTGCCACGACCATCTAGTTTGTTTTCTGTAATACCCGACTGACTAGCTTGAAACTGCTTGACCATTCTATTCTTAATCTCTGCCTTATCTTCGGTAAACGTAAAACGATTTGTTTCTTCTAGGAACTCGACAACGATGTTAGTTACACCAAGCCCTACACGCTTATCTTTTAGCTCTGGATAAGATGCGTAAACCTCTTCGCTTATTCCAAGCGAAAGTAATTGAATAGGAATTTTTGGCCCATCGTAATCCATTAGAGAATCGATGTTAATCTTTTTCTCAAATGATGCCGTATAGCTTTCAGTCTTTGTCGTAGCTATCTGACCAAAGGATGAAAACGACAATAACGATAAACAAATAATCCATTTTACCATTGCGGTGCTTTCTCTAGTTCTTCTTTAGCCGTAGGAGCTTTTGGCTTTGCTGGTTTCTCTACCACACGCTCAACAATCTTAGTGCCTCCGCCTGATGCTTGCTTTTGTTGCTGAGTGTTGTTAGTTGTAATGTTGATAACTGGAGCAGGAGCTGACACCGCTGCTGGTGCTGGGCTTGCTTCTTCTTCGCCTGTTAATTGTTTTGTAACAAATCCGCCTACACCTAGTGCGATTGTAGATGCTAATCCGATAAGGATGCTCTTCAATGAGCCTCCGCCTTCTTGTTCTTCTGCCATTTTATTTGATGTTTATGGGTAATTTAGATGCGTTTCCGCTTATGTCTAGTAAAATTAAATCGTAAATGCCTGCTTCAGTTTTATCAAAACTGACTACAAGGTTGGATTCTTCAGCAGTTGCCGTAAATCCTTGCGCCTTTATAGGCTCAGATTGCCCTAGTTTAGACAATTGAAGCGAGTATTTAGCACCTATTGTTGTCTTTGCTTTAACGTGTGCCGTGTTATTTACTACCGAATAACCGATAATTGCATTGACCTGAGGGTTTTCTCCTAGTCCGATAGGCTCAATAACCACGATTTGTGGCTCAGTACATGATGCAAACACCAGCAAAACCGTGAAGATTATTAAATTTCTCATTGAAATAAATTAATTCCTAGCAATCTAATTGATTCAGTATTAAGATTTATGCCTAATTGGTAGCCAGTTTTACTACTGGCATCCATAACTGGACTCACTTTAATAAACGTATTTAGGTCGCTTCCGTTATTAATTGAGCTAAACCTTAATTTGAAAGGTGTTAAAACCCCAGTAATAGGATTCTTAACATCCTTGTCAATCGATCCGAATTTAATCTTACCTTCTTTGTTATTCACAAACGTGTACCAAGTGTTCGGTAATTCGTTTGTAAGGCTCTCAAATTTCAATTTGGTAGCATCGTATTCAAACTCAAATTGAAGCGCAGAAACGGCAAGCGATTTAGTATCAAGCGCAACAGGAATCTCTATCGTATTGCTAGTAATGGTTTGGCTTTTAATGCTTACGTTAATAGATTGAATCGGTTGCGTTGTATTGATTAGCAAGTTAGCTTGAGGCGAGCCTAGATTCTTGCGTAAAGAAGGAACTGCGTTAGTTGCAATCGTGCTTCCTATAATTACCTGCGATGAATGCGATCGGTTTATATCACCTTCTAAAACGTATTTAAGTTTCAACGGTAAATTCTTTCCTATCTCTGAGGTTTTGAAATACACTACATTGCTTGCATCCTTCCAATTTGATGCGCTTAATCCGTTAAATGTTGAATCAGTAAACGTTGCAACTGGGATGTACATATCCGTTCCTGAACTATAATTAGCAGGTAAGCTAACAATTGCATCTACTCCTACCGCTTGCGAGAATATCCTGACCACATCACCACCATCAAACCTCTTGTTTTTGTTAATATCAGATGCGTAATAGCCTGCACCAGTTATAATTGATTGCCCTTTAAATGTGCCATCTAAATTCTGGGTATTAAACTCAGCTTGTGCGGTTGTAAAATCTGAAACCGTAACTGCTGAAGCGTGTAAATCTAGGTAGCTATCTGCGTTTAAACTATTATAAACTTTGTAAACCGTGTTAGGTTTTAGCTGGGTTTGGTCAATTGGAATTGTTCCATTACCTAAAGCATCCACTTTGTACGTTGTTTTTCTTAACGTATCCTCAAACACCACACGATTGAGCGTAAGCCCATCAATGTTTGTGTTATTGTCTATCGTAGCCGTCACATATTTGGATGCAGTAGGATCTAAAAGAATAACGTTAGTCAATGGAGTTGTCATCTCGGTAGCACCTGATGAGCCGTTTTGATTAAACGAAGCCCCGAAGTTCATCAAGATTGGATTCCACGCAAAGCCTTGAGCAGTAGTCTTTAATCTAAAGCGCATCACTACAAGCCTATCTTTGCCTAAACCACCTTGAGCAATTGCCCAGTTAAGATAATAGCGTAGGATTGTTTTACTGCCTCCTTGAGTAAAATTGTATTGCGCCCAATTGTAGTTAGTATTGCCGTTGCTTGTATTATTTTGTGCAGTTTTATTAAACGAATAACCGGGATATAAGAAATGTGATTGACTTATTTGTGAGCCTGCTGGAATGATACCACCATTGCCCATTGTGCCTGTATGATTTATCGATACAAAATCAAATGCCGTGTTTTGAAATTCAAAATCAAAATATAAAGAGCGTGATGATGTATTACTATTGCCATCTGCAAATACAACCACATCAAACAAATCGCCCTTGTTGATTACGTTGCCATCTAGATTTACATTCGTTGAATCGTTCTGAAAGTATAGCTTAATTGTTTGGCTATTAGCTGAAAGGCTAATTAATACTAAGGCAAAGGCGAGAAGATTTTTCAAAGTAATTTATTGATTAAGGAGTTACACGCTTTTTTTATAGCACTTGAAAGATTTTGTTGATTAAAGTTTCCACCTTCATCAACTAGCAAGGTAGACATCGAAACCTCATCGGCTTTTTCTTCAACGATTGCTTTGCTTATTACTTTTCCTTTGTGATATAACGTGCCTCTTAATCTTACAATAACGGATTCAGTTGCTCCGTGAAAGATAGATAGATTAGCCTCACGCTTATAAACATCCAAATAAAGGATTTCTACCTTAAGCACCTTATCCGATCCATCTGCTAAATCGTAATCCTTTACGACAAGATATTCTTCTAGTATGTTTTTAACTCCAAACGCTAAATTGCGATTACCTGCTAATGCTCCTATTTGTACACGATTCTCAACTGGTGCAACCGTGATAGGCTCAGTCGGGAAAAAGTGCTTATAAATGAAATAAGTTTGTACCGTAAAACTCATGCCAATGATAAGAGAAACAATCTTGGCGGTAATTGCAAATGCGTTGTTCATCGTCCCTGACCTTTATAACGTTTTGGTTTCTGTTCGTATTTGGAAAAGGCTCTTTTAGCCTTACCTTTTTTCTTTGTTCCGAATGAAATTTTTTGGTTGCCATTACCTGCTTTTGCCTTTGCCATTATGCTAATAAATTATAGTATTCTTTAAAATGCTTTTGTCTGTCGGCAAGTCCAATTGTACCGCCATTTACTCGCTTAGTTACTGCCGTTACTACATCCATTGATGCACCTCTGTCGCAGATTGCCCATAGGTTATTACGCTTAAAGAAAAACGCTGCCGATGCTAAAGGGTATTTAGTTGCTACTAAATCAGGATTTTTAAGTATGTCTTCGCCTACGGTAGCATCAAACGCTCTATAATTGTCCTTACCTGTGAGCTGGATATAGCCTCTTCCACGGAACGACCAACCCTCTCCTGATGCTTCATTGCCATTACCCATTCTTGATGAGTAAACACGGTTGGCAATCTTCTCTGGCTTGCGCTCGTATTGCATTGCCAAGTTTACATTTGTAAAATACTTGCGGAAAATACCTAACAATCCTTTTGCTGAATAGTTTAAGTTTTCACTTACTGCTCTAAAGCCTCCTGATTCGTGTCCGCATTGAGCCAAGAAGTGAGCTAGGCGCAAAGATGTAGTAATTCCAAACCTCGCTGCGGTGTCAGGTATTTGATTTATTACCGCTTGCGGAATATGTCCTACCAATCTATCTAATTTAAATCCGCTTGTGGGCACGATAGTTGGCTCTGGTTGAACGATAACTTGCGGAGCGGGTACTTGTGTCACTTCAGCAAATAACTTGCTCCACGTTGCATCGCCTACAATGCCATCAGGTGTTAAGCCGTGAGCTGATTGCCAGCCCTTAACTGCGGCCTCTGTCTTTGGGCCAAATTTACCTATCGGATCGACTCCAAGTTTTACTTGAAGTTTTACGACATCATCCCCTGTTGATCCTACTCTTAAAAGCATATCTATTTTATTTTGTGATAATAGCCAAAGCCGTACAATGGTTGCCCATTTAAATCGACTTGAGCCTTGACATTAAGCAATGCGTCCTTCTTTGTCTTGTAAATGATTCCTGCTTCAATACCTCTGATTCCTATTGAGTTGCTCGTATTAATTCCACCACCCACAAACAAAGCTCGTGATGGCGGTAAATAGCGTGTGATAGTTTTTGTTTCTTTAATCTCAGGTATCTGATAGTTCTCACGAGTTCGCCTGCTTGTTAATTTATTATTTTGAATTGAATCTAAAACTGCAATGTATCCGTAATTGCCTACTCGTATTGTGTCGGAATAAATAACCTTATTCATATACAACTGAAGCAAAGCTAGGTATTGCCTTTTTAAATTATCGTAATTTGTGTCTGGTAGCATCTCAGGTTTTGATGCTACCTCGACAACAATCTCTTTTAATATAGGCACTTTCTTTACGATAATTGAATCGTATCTTTTCCAAGTTGTATCGTGTACAACTAGCGTGTCGTTTGGCTTTGCCTCTCCTGCTTGCTTATGCTTTGTGTAAGCATAGAAGATAGCAACCATACAACAAATGAAAAGGGCTATATTAACCTTCATCTTCAGGCAATGGAGCTAGTCCACCTTGCAAGTTTTTTTCACGCTCTGCATCCGTTTTACGGTTAGCAACTTTCTCATAGCTTGCAATGCCAAAGCACCCAAATGTTAAGCCTGCAAATACCTCTAAGATAATCGGCTCGATAACAAATTGTTGTTGCTCTAATCCAGTCACAACATCAGCGATGCCGTAAATAAATAGAACACCGAACGATGCAAATCCTAAAATTGCTTTCTCGTTGATTTCATTGTCATCCTTGAAAATGTCTAAAAATGCCATAGTTATTCTTTTTTAAGTTTATGTAAAATTTGTGCCTTTGCAAAAATTGTGATTGCCTCACTATCCTTTACAAAGTTTTTGAATGTTTCTTGATCGGATGAATCTAAGTCTAGCACTTCGCCCTTGTTTAAAGCAACTGCCCAATCCCAGAATTTAAGCGCATCGCCTTTAGTTTGTTGAACTAATGTTTGAGCTACTAGCTTTCCAGCGTTTGTGTTTGGAACTTCTTTACCATCTAGGTCAAGTAAATTGCAGTTTAAATCGATTTTCATTTGTTTTTTGTTTTTGTTTTTTGTGATATAAAATTAGTAAAAAATTATGATTGCCACGGTAGGGGATAAGCCACAATCGGAGGATTCAAAAAGTTCTCTATCTGTGCATCTAAATTCGCCTCGATTGCCTCGCAGTCTAGCCCAGCTTCTAGCCATGACTCGACCATTTCTTTCGTAACCTCATCGTAAGGAGTGAAACTCGCTTCGTGTGGTGCATCGACTGCTAAAGCTCCGTAAGTATTAGCCGTAAAATAAATAACATCCTCTTCATATTGCTTTTCAGCTCTCCAATGAATTACGCTAATTACTTTGTCCATTCCGTTAAGGGAAGGGATAGAGTCTAGTTGAGATATTACCCAATTAAATGCCATATTATTTGTTTGTTTATTATTTCTTTATTTTTAATTTTTTATGCGGTTTGCCTTGTTTTAAATACTTGAAATGCATATGTACCTGTACTTCCTGTATTATTTGTGAATCTATAACCACCTACACCAGGACTATGTGTCATTGCTCCAGTGCTATTAACAACAAAACCTAAACTAAGGGTTACACCACCTCCACATATAAATACCTGAACAGCACCCGTATTAGTATTATTTACTATAATCATTCCAGACATTGATGGAAAATCAACAAAAGCACCATTTGCTAGTGATATAAATGAACCGCTTGAATCTAATGTAGGATTTCCAACGGATACATTACTTTTAAATGTATTGCTAGTTAAAACTCCCCCCAAATCTAAAGACATAATAGGAGCATCAGAAGGGTTTATAATAGCAAAATTATCGCTTGAGTCTACCCCAATATGCCATCTATTAACATCATTTCTTTGCATTGTAAAATGTTTCCCAAACCCGCCTGATAATAAATTAGCAGTAAACATACCTCCGCCACCTTTGCTAAAAAATTGTCCCACTGAAATTGTAGTATAACCAGCAGTAGAACCAATTTGTAAAGTATTATTAGTTAACAAATTTAATGGATTGCTATTACCGTCATTTGTGTAAAATTTTAATCCTCTTCCAGCCGTACCTACAATTTCTCCTTCACTTGAATTTGAAGATAAACGTAGTCCAGCACCAATTGATACACTACTTGAAAACGTAGCTGAGCCTGTAGAGGTTAAAAATAAAGCGGTTACAGGTGTTGTTCCTGTTCCATTTGCACTAACTAAAAAATTAAGTTGACCTCCATTATTACCTGCAGCATTAGGATTAGAAGCAGATATTGCAGCTACTCTTTCATTACCTCCAAATGAATTATTTACTCTAAAATCTATTAAAGCTACATTTGAAGCACTTGCTCCTGTATTATTATAAATTGATATTGCAGCCGTAGATGTGCCAAAACCTGAGTTAAATCCTAAAGTTCCAGTAAGTGTGCCCCCCGCTAAAGGTAGGTAAGAGGATAACTGAGAGGTTAAGGCAAGCGTTCCGGTAGAAGAAGGCAAAGTAAACGATTGACCAGCTCCATTAGAAAAGCCAGCTTGTGCAATGATTGTACTTGTCGCTTGTATAGTACCTATAACCGTAACGCTACCACTTGCATACAAAGCAGAATTCCCCGTTGCAATTATAGATACTGCGTGATAACTTCCATTTGTATGGGTAATTCTTAAAGCATTACTTGCACTTGAATTACTTAAATCTATTGTTTGAGCATTAACGTAGGAGCTAAAATTGCCAAAAGTTCCGTTTAATCCTCCGGTTAAAGTTCCACCAGTCAAAGGTAAATAAGCCGTAGAATCTACTGAGCCATTAGCTTTTAAGAATTGAGCAGATGTACCACCCGTACGAATGAAAGATGAAGCAGTTAAAGAGGAATTAAAAGTACCTGCACCTGCATCGGTTAAAGTAATAACCGAAGCTCCAGTTTTTTGTATTGTAAAAGGTGCAGAGGTTGCAGCAGTATCGTTATTAATTAAAATACCAAAACCGCTACCGCTAGAGTTTAAAGTTAAAGCTCTGCCTGATGAATGAGTAATTCTAATTGCATCGCCAGTACCTGAGCCAGTAACCCCCAATGCTATGCCACTTCCTGACATTGCAAAAGTAGCAGTTGTTCCGACAATTGCACCAGTCATTGTTCCACCTGCTAATGGTAGATAATTAGCTCCGTTTGCAGGTGTATAACCTAAAACGGTTGCAATACTTTTGTTCTTCCATAAATCGGTAGAAGATTCGTAAAATAAACCATCGTTATTTGTAAGCGAAGAAATGGCTACATCGTGAATTTCATCTAGCTCGTAACCGTTTTGAATCTTAACCTCAATTTGTCCTAATGTCGGATGCGCTCTAGTTACAACACCAATATAAACTAAATGCGCTGGGGCTAATTGCTTAGTAGTTGTATAAGTTCCTGCCGTTGTAGAAGAAAGATATAATTGCGCCCCTTCGGTTAATCCGCTTGTGTCTAAGCCACCTAAATCGCCCACACAAACGACATAGCCGTTAGCGTTATTAGATATATTAGCTTGAACCATTCCGAACGTTTGAGCCGAAGTAGCATCGCCAGTCGCAATAGCTTTTGAAACGGTTGGCTTATTGCCAGTCGCTCCGCTAATATAAACGATTGTGCCTTTTGTTAAAGTAGCCCCTGTTGTATTACGAACTTCACGAACTAAAGTGCCAGCTTGTCCAGCAACTGGAAACGTAATTAATGAGCCATCGCCTGCAATGTATTGAGTTGTATCGCCAGTAGGGTCATCAAACTTTGCGTTTAATGCATTTTGTAAATCTGTTTGAGAGCTTAAAGTTCCAGTTATCGCACCCCATACCGCAGTAGAATCTGCAATCTCAACGTAAACCGAGCCTGACCAACGATAGATTTTATTATTATCTAATGTGATGTATATCTTACCTGTTTCGCCTGTCGCTGGTAACGCTGCAAAATTAGCCACCTCAACTACATCATCAACGTATGAAGGCAATTCTGAAGCGGGAACTTTACCACCTACTAAATTAGCCTTTAAAGCTAAAGCGTTATTAAGGTCAGTTTGGTTAGATAACGTACCTGTTATTTGCCCCCAAGAAACACCGAAATTGCTTGTTAAAGAATTGATATTAATTTCGACAACGGTAGGAGTTACATTTAAAACTATATCCTCTCTATTGTCGATTATATTGACATCAATTATCTCATCGTTCGGTTGAGCCGTGATTTCAATTGTATTGGTAGTTTCGGTAACTATGATGTCTATAATATCTTCCATTCTAGCGTGTTACTTCTGGTGTTACATTAAATCCTCCTTTTACGTATGTCTTTACTTCGCCACTTGACAAAGTAAATTGAATGTCGTAAACGTAATTAAAAACCTCAATGTTAATAATTTGCGCATTGATTTTAAATAATCCGCTTGCTGCGTTAGTGATTGTGATGCCTGCCGATGAAGCGGATGTCAAAGAAAGAGATGCAGTCGTGTCTGAGTATTGTTTACGAAGTTGCATTCTGATTGTTGCCCCAGTTAAGTTGATAGCCGTGCCGTTTTTCTTTACTTCGAAAGCTACTTCACTAAATGTATCGCCTTTTGTATGCGTGAAATTAAGAGCCATTTTCTATTTTGTTAAGGTAAACCTTTAATTTTTTAACGTTTGTATCTTTAGTTGCATATTTGCCCCTAGAGATACCAACCTGTGAACGAGGCATCTTTGTCGGGGAACATATCTGCATTGCTATTCGTGTTATATTCTGGAAAACTTGACTGATTAAAACTCATATAATCAATGAATCTACGAGTGTAATGCTCTGCGATAGAGCGCTCTTTTTCGATTAAGAAGTCTATCTCATCCTTTTCTACGTTTTGAGCGTTCTCAGATGAATGTTTAAACACTCCTTTGCCCCCAAATGTGTAAGCACTAAACGGCATAAACTCTACCATTGACCAATGAATTACCATCGGTTTGATATAAGTATTTAAAAGCGTTGTGTAACCAGCTGGCAAGTTGCCTGCAACGATGCCATCATTAATTCTATTAAATAACTTTGTGCCTAAATACCCTTGAATGTGAATATCTTGTGCCACTTTTACCCATTGAATAAAACGATCTGTGTCAATGTTACCGTTTAGAGCGGTAAATTTAACAATGTCATCACGGCTTATAAATAATGCTTGCGCCATTCTTTTAATTATTTGGGTAAAAATCCTTTATTCGGCATATCAATCGGTGCTTTGTAAACCAGATTGTTATCCTTTCTATATCCTTTGCCATCTGATTTATCAAATGGATTTGGCAAAATCTCGCCTGCTTTTCTTGCCTCTGCTGGTGTAATTTTTTCCGCTCCTTTTCTTCTTGGATCTACAAATCGCTTGTAAGTTTCACGAGTCCAAAAATGATGACAAGCTCCACCCCCTTTGTAAAGGAATATGTCGTAAACATCTGCACCTCTTGGCCCAAATCCCGGGTTAGTATTTGGCTTTTCGCCCATACGGATTATGTCCTCTTTACGGTATAGCTTATTTGCCTTTATCATTTTCTGGCAAAACTCACGAGAGTCTGCTGATATTTCGCCTGTATATCTGTAACGAGATGCAAACAATTGACCATCTTGCTCTGATTTTAAGTCTGGTCTTGCAACTCCTGTGGTTACAAATTCCCACACCTTAGACATAATAGACTTAGATGGGTTGTTTAAAGCCTCTAGCTCTGCATCTAAGCGTTCTTCATCTTCGTATGATACTGGACGGCTATCAATCAATTCCCATTCATCAGGATTCATTTCTGCCCCATATTCTTCAACGTTTAATTTGTCGATATGAGATGATAATTTAAGCCCTGTTTCTTCTTCCATTTCATCCTTAGAAATCATCGGGTTTTGATCGATAAACTCCAAAGGTTGTAAAGTCTTAAAGTAAAGATTTAATGTGATGCCGTTAAATGCTAAAATAGCATCTAATGCCTCTAAAACTCTGTATTGTTTTGGTCTAATAACCAAGTTATCAAATAAGATAGAAGCATTTTTTAACTCATCTGCATTTGAGCTAAATCCATTATTGGAAGGAATACCAAATAGCAAGCCCGATGTAATAGAGTGACCTAGCAAAATCTTGCCTCTTGATTCTTCGCTTAAATACTGATAATGAGCTGGCGCATCGTTTAATGGAACTGAATCGATAGTTGTTTTCTTAGTTTCATCGCTATTGAATGCAACTACAATTTTAGCACCTGTTGATCCTGTTAATTTACGTTTTACATCTGCTGCTTGCAATGCCATTTTCTCTTCGTCAGGCACTCCATTATTGAAGTTAATTACAGATGTTGGAGAAAATCCATTTTGTACATCGTTAATTAAATAATCAGCAATTTCTTCTTCTAGCGTTGCGTATGCTAATGCACCGATATAATCTACGTTTGAATAATACTTTTGTCCTACGCTATAATCACGCACACAAAGCAATTCAAGAGTTTGATTGCCGTATCCGAAAGCTGGAATTCTTTTAGGCGGAAACTTTTTAGTTTCTTGCCAATTATCAGAATAATAATACGCTTCTATTTCGCCTTTATCGTTGCACTTTTCAGCTCTTAGCAATTGAGAAGGAACGTGCTCTACTCTTACAATTGAGTTCTTAGCCTTGTTGTATATTAATTGAAAGTATCCTTGACCTAGTAATTTATAGTCCGCTATAACGCATTTTAATACCTCTGGTCTGAATAACATCTTCATCTGAGCGTAATCGTTCGGCTTCTTATTTGAATCCGTTGCATCTAAACCACGACCATAAATCAGTTTATTGATTGAGTTAATAACCGAGTTATTTGTTGTCGAGTTATTATATCTATCAATTAAATACTGAAAGTAATCGTTGTCATCTCCAAACTCAACCCAATTATCTCTTTTCGATTCTGTGCTTGTTGGTGGCTTATGAGATTCAAAATTAAAAACGTGAACGTTACTCATAGAAAATTATGTTTTGAGTGCTTTCTACATATTCGCCATTATTAACCGAATACGTTGCAATCGTTTGGTTTGTGCAAAATACTTTATCACGATAAACTAAATTCGTGCCATCTAGAATTGTCATCTCATAGAAATGACCTTCTTTTAAGGCAAGTATTTTAGAAAACGTAGAATAATAGGATCTTGATGAAGTTGTAATTGAATAAGTTGTAGAAACGTTTGTCGTTTCGTTTCTTAAAATTAAAGATGTTCCGCTACTTCTACGAGTAGGGATAAAGCGCACCGTTTGTGCCGTTCCTATTTCCTTTAATACTATCACAATAGATAAACGTATTTTAATATCGTTTGTTTATAAAATGGAAGAGGGGCAATCAAGCCCCCCTTCAAATCACAAAAAACAATCTTAATTAAGAGCCTGAAACCACTGTGAATCCAGCAGCAACTAAAGTAGCACCTAAGAAGTTTGCAGGTACTGGCTCTTGACCAGTTAGTACCAATGTGTAGCCAGACAAATCGCCCATAGCTGCACCTGTTACAATTGTTCCGCCAGATACCTCCATGCCATGGCGCAAGCCTGCATAGAATAGGTTTCCGTTGTTATCTTCAACGATAATTTGTGGACGGCCATAAGCTAATAATTTGATTTGCTTGTGGTCGCTCATAGTTAATTTCTTTAAAGTCAAATTTAACGTTTGCTCAAAGAAAGTTGTTCCGTTTTCACGGCTTGATGTAATAGTCTGCTCAAAGCTAGAATTTCCTTTCAAATCATATTTGTATGCGGTAGGAGTTCCAGCGACTGCATCAATTACATCAGTATCGGTTGCATCGTATGTGTAACCAGTTGCATCAAGCCAATTTACAAAATATACAGATTTTAACCCACCTGTACTGGTTTTGCAAGGTTCAATGCGCCCTAATGAAATATCACAAGACATAGTATTATTATTTAAAAACGTTAAAAATTAGCACCCCGAATTAACGAGGTGCTTTTTTATTTTGCTAATTAGTTAGCAGAGTTAGTGATACCGTAAGTCACGATTTCCTGAACGATTCCGTACTGAACACCTGCGCTCATACGCATTACTACACGAACGTTTTGAGATCCGTCAATATCTGCTAAGTCAATAACTTTAACCTCAGTCATGTCAGATAACAAGCTAGTTCCAAAGTACAAGTTGTCTTTAGTAGTAGCGATAGCACGGTTAGCAGCTAATCCGTTTGCAACAAAGATTTTAACACCATCAAATGATAATGATCCGTTGTTGTACCATTGAGTTCCTTGAGCGTTAGTACCGTTAGCACCTAAACCTGAAGCACCAAATCCACCAAGAGCACGAACGTAAGCACGAGCGATGTTTTGAGAAACGTAGATGTAAAGGTTTTCGTTAGTGTAAAGAGTAGCAGGGATTGCATCAACAATCTTGCCCATTTCAGCTACAACGTTTGCAGCAGTTACGGTAGTTCCAGCAACCTCTTGAGCAGCAGGTAGAGCAGCATCAGCAGCTAATAAAGCAGTAAATCCTGCAAACTCGCCAGCGTTAGCGTTTACACCTGACCAAATGTTAGTTTCGATCTTTGCAGCAACTTTAGCAGCAACGTGTGCAACTAAGAAATCAGCAAAAGATTTAGGCAATACATCGAAAGAAGAAAAACCTTGCTGAGCCGAAAGCCAGTCCGAATGGAAATCTTTTTTGCAAAGTTGTAAGTTTACTTGAAACTCCTCAGGTTGTAAAATGCGCTCTGTTAAAGTAACAGTTGAAGTTGCATCAAAATCGCAAGTAGCATCTTTTAAAATGTCATCAGTAGAAAGTCTTTTGATAACCTCTTTGTATTTAATGTTTGGCTTGATCTCGATACCACCGTTATCGATAGTTGGAGAAGATAATAAAGCCGCTGCGATGATTTTATCCTTAAATTCACCCGCATAAGTCGTGGTAATTGATGTGCTAGTTGGCATTTTTTTATTTAGTTAATTTAGTTGAATAATTTATTGTAAACTGAATCCTGAATGTTTTTAGTGCGATTCTTTCCGTACTTGTAACCTTCAGGTTTGATTGCTGATTCTGGATTAAAAGCCAATGGCTCTGCTCCTTCTTCTTGTGATGCTAATTCAATAGCCTCTTGTTTAACTTGAGCAGCTAATTTCAAAGCTTCGATTTCAGCTTTCAATTCAGCGATTTGAGATTCAAAGAATGTTTCTTTTGATACTGATTCAACGATTCTTTTAGCTTGTGGTGCTGATGAAGCTGCTTCCAATTCTGGTGCAACTGCTTCCTCAGGTGCTACTTCAGCTTCAGGAGCTTCCTCAGCCATTGGGCCAACTGAAGCAATAACTCCTTCAACCTCAACAACTAACATTGTTCCATCTTGCAATTCATACTCGCCCACTGGCATCGGTACGATACCATCTGGAGTCACAATGCCAACTGAGTATTCGGGCTCGAACTCTTCAGCCTCTACAACGGTAATGCCGTCTGCAAGAGTCATCTGAGCAAGCTTAACCTCTAGCGACAAAAGTGCTTTGATTTGGTTTAACTTGTTTTTGTATTCCATTTTATTTATTTGTTTGTTTAATTTACTAGCTTCCAGAAACGACAACACGAGGCTCGTTTGTGTTAATTACTATCGCAGATCCTTGACCTACTAAAGCACCAATCCCTTGATTAATTGTTTCTCCTTTGCAACACTCCTTTGAGTATGTGCCATCTTCACAAAGACACGAATCTTTTGTGCCTCCTTGTGGACTTGATTTTTTATTTGCCATCTTTTAAAATGTTTAGTATTTCGTTAATCAATTTTTCGGCTTCTACTTCTTGCAAAGACATTTCTAATTTATCTGCAAAATATCCTTCGATTGAGAAACCTTTGTATTTGCCATCCTTAACATCGCCCCAAACTTTGTCATCTTCAATTTTCATTGATATCATCCAAGTTCCTTTTGGTAATTCAAATCCGTATGCTTTAGATTTATCCATTTCTGGGTTGTCTATAATCCAAGATTCAACAACGGTTGCACCATCGAATTTTGTCTTATGCTCTAGCGTAGCGTTTGATTGATTGCCATTTTGTAGGAATAATTCGCTTGCTTTCTTAACGGTTGATTCTGAAAAGAAAACGTAGAATTCATCCTTGCCGTGCTTACGGTAGATTTGTTTGTTTGGAACTAATGCCGCACCCATTAAGATACGCTTATCTGCATCGACTTCAGCAAGCTCCATTTTATATTCCTTAGCCAAAGCAATAAAATTCTCTTCGATAGCTGGCGCATCTACTAAGCTAACGGCATCAATGCCATCTAAGTCCTTTTCGATTACTAATTCTACTATTCTCATATCGCATAAACGTTTAAAAATTATCCTTGTTTTATTTTCGTTATCCTAATGTCGCAGATTTTACGATATTTCTATCTAGTGCCTGCTGAGTAGTTACATCTGAAGATACAACGTAAGCCCTTACTGGTGTCTGCCCTTGCGCTCCGATTGTCTGTGCAATCTGATTAGCACCCCCAGTTCCTACAACGTTAAATGAAGGTGCTTGAGGTACTGAAGGATTTGAAACCGAGATACCTCCACCTGCACCCGAAGATTTGCCTGCTGATAAAATCCCTCTTGCTCTGTTTGCCGCACTTAAAACTGCGCCTATTTGAGTCGCATAAAATATAGGGAATGCAAACGCTGCCGCAGGCCCAGTTGCTTTTGCAGATTTTTGTGCAATATCTAAGCCTTGAACAAATCCTATTGCGGTGTTAATTGCAATCTCAGTTAGTGCAGCAGTTTTAGCGGCCGCAGTACCTTGTTCAAAGAATCCACTTAACGAACCGATTGCATTTCCAACTGCTGAAGCGTACTGCAATTGAGCTTGTAATTTTACATCTAGTATTTTTTGGATATCGTCTCCTAGTTTTTTAAAATTATCTCGCGATATTTTAAGGTTTTTATCCTCATCATCTTTTGATTTTTTGTCAATCTCGCCTTGTTTGTTTGCTCTTTGAGCTTCTAATAAAGCATACAATCTATTTTTTTCTTTTCCATTTGTTTGAATTGCATCAATTTCTTCTTTTCTTCTTTTATACCATAAATTAAGTTTTTTCTGCTCTGTGTTTGCTTCTATATCTTCAAGCTCGGTATTGTATTGCTTTTCTAATTCAGCAATCTTTTTTAGATGCTCTTGGTATCTATTATATTCTTCAAGCAAAGATTGCGCATAATTATATAGATAATCATCGTTTACTTTTTCTTTTTCTTTTACTTCTTTTTTGTAAGTTTTAACTCTTTCCTTAGAATTTTTTGTTTCAGTTTTAGTTACGGTATCTGAGCCTGAGTTAAATCTTTTGTTTGCCTCCTTAAATTCTTCAACTGCTGAGTTCCAACTCCCAGTCAATTGTGAATACCCTTCTTTTAACGCATCAAAATCTAGCGTAAAAATTCCTTTTAAAATCTTACCTGCACCCATACCTACGTTTTTAACTAAGGTAAACAACGCAAATAAGCCTGAATAAAAACCTCCTACACCTTTAGCAATTAAAGGCAAGGCACGCAATGCTAGATCAATAAAAGCATCAAGCAATGGCTCAAATACTTTCATAATCCCTTGAAGTATTTTATCGAAAGCGGCAAAGACTGGCTCAAGCTTTTTCATTGCAGTTTCTGATTTAGAGAAAGCAGCAACTAATCCACCAATTGCAAGCGTAATAATACCGATAACTGAAGCCTTTAAAACTCCATTAAAAGATGAAAATGTTTTTTCTGCACCTCTAATGCCTTTACCTAACACACCCAACGGCCCAGATGCGTTTTCTAAGTAACCTAAAAAGTCATCTGAGGTTGCGCTTGCATCCTTAATCGCATCATCCATATCACGGATTTGTTGCGATATTCTATTAAACTCATCCGATCCAGCAGCGGTTTCTCTTAATTGCCTCTTTAGGGCTTTAAGGTTTTTAATTGTTGCCTCTGTGTTAGAGTTGATATTAATATCTACTTCGATATCCTTTGCCATTTGTAATTGCGTTTAATTTGAATCCATCCTTTTTTAAATGTCATTGGTAATTCATATTTACCTTTGGCAATTTCTATCGTTTCACTCCTTCCGTAATGGTCGAACGTGTTTAACATTTCTATTATTTGCTTTATCATATCGTTCTAAAGTCTGTTAGTAATTCAAAACTTACCTCGCCACTTGTTAAATCGGTTGTGAACTGGTTAATTATGTAACGTTTATCTCTGATAATTAGTCTATCGTTTACTTTTAAATTAGTTAATAAGCTAATTGGTAACATTCCTTTTAGCTTTACAATCCTGCTCCTTATTCCAAATATGTTATTTATGTAGTTGGAATAATAGTTATTAAACAACGATTGATTTTCTACGTTGTTTGTGTAGGTAGATTGCTCTGCTCCAAAGTTTAGCGTGTAAATTACTGAGCTAATTGAGGTGTCCTGCCCAAATATATTTGCCGTTGTATGAGATGTTGTAGATGTACCATCGTTAAATCTATAAGAAGAAACGGTTTGCGTAGATCCAAAATCGTATAAAATAACTGGCTTTGGAACATAAGGTATAAAGCTAGGCTTTAGAGCATAAGCTACCTGAAGATTAGTGCCAGTAAATTTAGTACCTAATAAAGTTTCAAAGGGTAATTCTACCGTGTATTCTTCGCCATCATTGTCAAGCTCGTAATATAAATCCCCATAAGGCACTTTTGAACGTGACATAAATTCCTCATTCAAAAACGATTCCCCCTTTTGGTATTTAAAATTTACTTTCTTGTATGCTTTACTTCGCTCTAATTCTATTGAATCGTTTATAATATATTGAGTCAAATCTCTAGTCGTTCCGCTTGCATACCAGCCCTCTAATTGCTCTATTTTAAATACTCCTGCCGTATCTGAATAGCAAGTCAAATTGAACATTTTAAGAATACCACTAAAAAATTCTTCAATAGTCATCTCTGGCATATACTGAGCCAAATCCATTGTCGTTGTCGTAGTCTGCGTTGTGGATTGCGTTACCGTTAAATCAGTTAATTTAGTGTAAGTGCCTCCGCTTAATACTCCAGTTTCATAGTAATAAACTGATGTGAATGATATCGCAGCGGTTGAGGCAATATAAAATGTGTAAGCTCCTGATTCTTCAAGAGGCACTTCTAAATACATTGCACTCGTTTGAGTCAAATAGCTTTGCGTATTAACTACAACCCCATCACGGTAAACGTAGAAATAAAATAATTGAGCATCTTGCCCTACACTTGGAACGCTAAACGTGATTGTGATATTTGATTGGCTTTGGTATTCTGGCGCAGTAGGCTTAATGTAATTAAGCGTGTCGCTAAATACATTGAATATGCCTTGCGTTCCAGTTGTCGAAGTGCTGGTCTGAAAGTTTAATTTATTAGCAGTCGTTTTTAAAGAAAACAATTCGCTATTCTTTAGCCATAAAAATGCACGAGTAAATCTAGCATCGCTTAAAAAAGTGCCTTCAAATGTTACTCCCAAGCTAGATGCAATTGCATCGAATACTTTGCTAACACGAATCGCAGGGAATAAATCGGTGTGATAAATTGGTGTAGCGTTATTTGCTATATTCCAAACTGATCCTGCACCGTATCCCCAAACGTTTTTAGATGATATTAAGGGAAACATTACATCATTTCCTGCGCCTGCCGTTACTCTAGTTTTAACAACCGTACCTGAATAGCTAAAATTGTAAGAGCTAAGGTTTAAATCTCTTAAAAACTTACCGCCAAATGCATCCTTTAAGGAAATCAATGTGCCAAAAAACGTGATTTGATAATTGTCTATCACTCCGTTTTTATAGGTTGCTTTCTCTAGTTGAATTTTTCCCTTACGAAATGGAGTATAGTCTAGTTCAATATAGGCATTCTTTCGTGTTCTAGCGTCGAATCCGTTCGTGATTGAATTCTCATACCAATGCCTAAAAATTCGGTTGTTATACGGAGTCGCAGGAACGGTAAACGATTGGGAAAAATCCGTGAATACTTTACTAATATCATTCACGTTTTGAATGTTACTGGTAACGCTTATCTTTTCATCGTTGAATAATTCGACACGTTGAGGCTCTTGCGTGTAGTCATCGTAAATATATAATAAGACACTAATCATTAGACTACATCGTTTATAAGGTTAAAGCCGTAGCTAAATTCAAGCTCGTAATTTATGTTTCTATCTCTAAGCGATGTCTTTAATTCGGTTGCCGTTGTAGCAATTTCTACTGGCACGTTATCTAATAAAATTGTTTCTGCTAAAAGCAAATCTTGAATTAGCTCATTGTAGTTTTCAGGCAACCACCCAGTATTTAATTTAACGTTTTGCCCTCCGTTTATATTGAAGCTTTTAGTCTGCGCTCTTGAAGGGTTGTAATTAACTGCATCAGGTAATAGCTTAAACGTTGTACCCATCGTTTGAATGGTATTTGTTCTAGCTTTAAAGAAAGTCAGGAACTGCCAACCTCCATATCGGTTAATAAATTGACATTGAACTGGAGTGTACTTTGTTTCGCATATTGGTATAACTCGAATAGTTGCGATGTCATCCGTGTATTCTCCAGTTGGCCTCCACTTAATTGTGCAGGTATTCCCATCGTTATATTTAACGCTTGTCGTTCTTAATGGAATTTTATAGAGCTTTGCCCCATCTCTTGCGATTGTAACTATAACCTCGTTACGGCCACGCAAATCCTTGTAGGATACGGTAAGCGTTGCAGGGCTTGCGTTGTTAGCCCACACGTTGATGTATGGATATTTAGATTCTGCTATCCCTTCTTGATAGTAGTATTCTAAGCTTGTGTTTGCAAGCGGTAAGATTGTGCTTGTAGATCCGGTTTGGTTATAGCCTCCTGAGTAATTTGTATAGCCCCCAGTTGAATAATAAGTTGTCGTGTCTAGCTCAGTGTAGTTTCCAAGCGTTGCTTCTTTGAATCGCTTAACCTCTACAATTGCCATCATCGAGTTCGTGTTATCAGCTGGTCTAATCGCATCTACATATTCACGAATATATGGGGCAATGTTATACACGTTTTTTCTATTCGATGTAGAAGCGATAGACTTTTTAAATTCATAAGTAAATACTGACGGCCTTGAGTTTGGATTGTTCCAAATTCTTAACTCAATTTTTGAGCCTAGTTGTCCGCTTTCATTTACCTCAATAAAATAAGGGCTTCTTGAATATATTATCATTTTCCTTGTAAGTTAATATCTATTATTCTATCGACATCGATTGCCACCTGCGCAGGCATTTGACCTTCAATATATTTTTTAAATCCTGCTTCGTATGGTTTAGTAAAAAACAAACTAGGCTTTATTCCCTGAGCATAAATTCGTTTCGCAATAATGAATCCAAGCGTTTTATAGCTTCCTTTTTTAAACTGCCCTTTCTCATCTCGTAGCCTTATTCCTTTCTTCTTTGCCCATTCCCCCAACGGCCCAGCAGGCGGACGCTTATTAGTAAACATAAAGCGTGAGTTTGGTGCTTTCTGCTTTCCGTTTTTAACTAATGAAGGGAATGCACCCTTCACACCTTCATCTAAAAATTGACCGTAGTTTTCCATTCTGAATCCTACAATCGCATAATTATTTTCTGTTACTACTTCGCCCTTGATGCTATTATAAAGAGTCTTAGACACATTGTTTCGCCCCTTAGACAGATTCGCCCTTGCTTGCTGAATAACATAATTCTTATATTTCTCAAGAAGCTTGTAGCTTGCGTTTAGCATATTGTCATATCGTTCGCAACAATTACATCAAATGTAAGTGTCCAGCCTGCAATCTTATTTTCAAAGCGATCTGTGAATGGCTCTGCGGTTGGCTCGCTTGTTATCATTACTTGACTAGAATACAAAGAGCCTCGCATTAAATCGGCTGAGAGTCTTTGAGCTAAAGCAAGGGTTGAGTTTAAAACATCCTGCTCATTATCGTTACCGTTCCAAATATCTGTTATCTCTTCCTTAGAATCGTTTACTAAATCCATAAAAAGTATAGAAACGTTCATTGTCATTGTTACCTCGCCTAGTGTTGCGGTGTTTACGATGATGTGATTTAATGGGAATATCGTTTGCTTTGTTAAATCAACTGCAAAAATATCGCCTATCGTAACGGTGTTCACGAACGGTGTTGCCTTCAAGTAATTTTTTAATGTATTTACAACGTAGAAATATCCGTTCATCGAATTGTTTTTTTAAGTAATTTATTTTCTAAATCTATTTTCTGCTTTTCAAATGTTAAAAACGTTAAACATTGATTAAGCGGAAGTCTGGAGATTTCATCAAATCGTCGGACATCTCCTTGAGCCAGTGCGTAAATTGATGAATACCAGCCCCACCGTTTTCCGAATTGTGCTTGTTCAGAATAGTCTGAATCTGCGGATTCTCCTCCAAATAGGTCAGTGTACTTTTCAGTAACTCGTTGCCTAAATGATAAAAAAAAACCCTTGAGGCAAGTACAACATCTAGCGGTGCATCAAGCATTTTCTCAGCGTAAAAATTAGTTCCCTCGTAGGATTCAATTGTATACTTATCTTTTAGCTTCGTTATTATCGGCCGATACATTACCGCCATAGAGCGATGCAAATCTTTCCAATCAGTAATGTAGTTGTCTAAATCCATATACTCGCCTTGTGAGATGTCATCAAGGTTAGGAATGAATCCGTACTCAGTACCGTTAAGGTTAAACCTATTTTTAAACGGTGGTATCTTTTCAAATAACTTGTTTATGGTAGTTACAATTTCTACGATTTGCTTTCGTTTAAACTGACTTACATATTTTAGCTCAACGTTGCAGAATATCTCAATCATTTTGTGATGCAAGAAATCGGATTCCTCATTCTGCTCTGCAATGTTCATAAATTTAATGTACTGAGATAGCTTAATTTCGCTCAAATCAGTTGGAATTGTTATCGCTAACTTCATAATTGATAAACGTTAATTGTGATTTTTTGTTATTAGTACACGAAATACTGCCCTTTGTTGGGATTAGACAAGTGATAGAACACGTTGTAACGTATGGCATCGATTGCGTGATTGTAATTATCGATAACCAATCCAGACTTTTTATCTGAGTAGGTGTAATTGTTAAGTTCCTTTGCAATGTTTTGTGAGTTAGGTTCTAAAACTATTTCAAAATCCTGCATTAATGCTAGGCCAGCCGTTATACTTCCTGCTCCTTTCTCGGTTGCTACGATATTACAACGCTGACTTGATAGCTCTGCGATTAGTCTAGGCTCTGCGCTATCGGCTACAATTAACGAGCCTCCGCATACTTGCTTGTTTATTACCGCAATTTCTGAGGTCGTTAGCTTTGGTTTGTAAAGATGCTCCTTAACATAAATCTTGCGTTTGTTCTTATCAATGGCCACCTCGACTAGCGTTGTCGGATCGATAGAGAATCCAAAGTCTTGCCCAAATGATGTTTGCAAATTGTCAGGGTTAAAATTACCAAAGCTCCAATTAGTAAACACAACACCTTCGGCTTTGTCTAGCCAACCCCCAAGAATTTGGTGCTTATATTTCTTTGGATTGTATTGCTTTATCCTTTCAATTTCATCTAGAAATGATTGTTCTAGGTGCTCAATGTTATCCTCGAAGGTGGTATGAATATAAGTAACATTATTCTTCACACCATTAAAGCCTTCATCTATTCCAGCCGATTCAAAGAAACGCTGGTAAATCCAATGCTCTTTTGTTGCAGGGTTTAAAATTAGAATCACTCTATTCTGAACACCCTTCTGTCTAATAGATAAGTTTATCTTATCAAATGTTGCCTCATCTGTTAGCTCCTCAGCTTCATCTAGTATCCAGGTTGTAACACCTTGCAATGATTTAAGGTTTGCAGTTTGATCGCCTGATGAAGTTCTAATCCCTTTGAAGATAATTTCAGAGCCTGATGTTTTATTTATTATTTCCGACTTTGTTATTTCAAAGTGATGGCCTGCTTCTAATAGCTCTATTTTCTCTTGAAACTCTGGAATGATAGATAGGTGTGCAGATGTCATTGTCTGCCTTGTAAATAGAATCTTATGCCCTTTCTCAAATGATAAGAGGCTGGCAAATGTGCCAACCCCAAAAGATTTAGATGAACCACGACCTCCTGTAATAATAAAGAATCGTGTTGTATTTCCTAAAGCCTGATATTTTTTGTTTAAAATTATCACTCCTTAAATTTAAAAACCTCTGCTGCGTTAAAATTTACTTCGTGCGTATTATTGCTTTCAACGTGTGTCATTGATAACTGGCGAAGCTCATCAGGGCTTGCAATCAGCTTCATCAATCCCATTTGAAGCGTAGGATTGTCTGACTTGTACCACTTAGATCGCATCGAAACTTTAATTTCTGTCTTGACTTTTGTTAGCGCAGATTTTATAGCGTCAGATTCGTGTAGCTTACGAACGTAAAACGTTTCTTTACTGCACGGTAAATAGGCTACAATATCCTCAATAAAAAATAGCTTGTATTTTTCTATTGCTTCAACCGATTGTTTTTCTAAATCTTCATATTTGTATGCCATATTATAAACCTTTAAATGCTTTTAACGGATAAAATACCAAACTATTTCGATAGCCATCTTTAAATGTTGGAACGATAGGAGTAACCCCGTGCACGTTTCTCCAAGCAGGATATACTAACATTGAATTATCGCAAGAATCCATCGTTGCACCATAATCTGGAACGGTAGTATTCCCCCCAGTTGCATTTTCTTTTTTAGCAATAATAACATTTACGCATCCTTCTAAATTACCGTTGTCTCTATGGAACGGAGCAGGTATATTATAATTAGAAATTGATGAGGTAAACAACCTACCAAATCTCCATTTTTCTGAAGTTGTGCTTTCAATAATTTGCTTCTGCTTTTCGAATATATTAGGAGTTATTTTTTTTATAATTTCTTCTGATTCGTGACATAGCAAAAGCATTGCTTTAATAAAAGTTTGTGCGCTCTTAACTTGATGAACTGAAGATATAGTTGGGTATGGCCTTCTCATATGTGGCTTCGGTGGAACAGAGCCTAAAATAGTTGAGTATTGCAAAACTTCTTTGTCTTCGTTGCCATCTCCGAAACCAGATGAACGCTTCATCACAGATTTTGGAACGTTTTTAGATCGTAATTCGTGATTTGCAAGTGAGGCAAGTTTGCCTGCTTTCTCTGAATAATTAGTTATATTTTTAATATAAAACCCAATAGGCTCATTATTATAATAAAAAATAGAATCTTCTGTTATATTAGGCTCTATGATGCCGCAAATATCCCCTACTTGTACATTGTGGCTTTGCTGGACTAAATCTATTCTTTTCATATTTTATTTATTAAAAGCAAAAACATTTGTACAAGCTGGGAACCAAGACTTTTGCCAAACGTCATAATCTCTAGTTTTAAATTTGCCTGTATTTCCTATATCTTTGAAATCGGAATATTGTTTTTTTTGTTTTTCAATTATATTCCAGAATCGTGGCAAGCTTCCATCTATATCAAAACTCCATTCGTAAACAAGTTTTTTAAAAACCTTATTAGTATTTTCTAATATAAGCATTTCTGCACCTTCAATATCCATTTTGCAGCAATCAAATTTTTCTGCTTCTTCATCAAAATTTAAACATTTTACTTTTATGCCTTTATTATTCCATTGTTTTACTATTGAATTTCTCCATACATTTCCATTGTTTCCAATAAATAAAGTTAATTCTTTAGTATCATTATGAACTAATGCGTATTGTTTGATTGTAGCTTTAAAACCGTTTAGTTTTAAATTCTTTTCTATCATATCGCAATTGAATGGATCAGGCTCATATACCGTAACATTCGCTCCTTTAGAGCAAGCTAATAAAGCAAAAGCACCAACATTTCCACCGCAGTCCATCCAGTTTTCATTTTCCCGAATAGTTAAACCTTTTTTTAAATAGGTTTTATTGCCAACGACTTCTTCAAATG